TACAAGGAGGCGTTGCAGATGTGTGTTTTTTGGGCTGAATCCATCAGCCGTAGAGTCACCGAGGACAGAGACAGCATAAATTGGACGGGACTGCAGATAGCTCGCAAGGCTCTGGCAGACATCCAAAAGGAGGCGAAATGACCAGCGCAGAAATCAACATCGCCATCGCGCAAGCGTGTGGGTGGACGGAGGATCGTTTATTGCCAAGCAATTCCCTCAGAAACCTGACTGGAAGGTATTTAGCCAAGAATTTAGCTGCGAGCATACAGGCAGCAGATGGGTTAGTGAAAGCGAGGAGGAACTATGGTTTTACGACTTCAAAGAACAGGGATAGTAATCGCACTACTTATCAATATCGGTTGTGTTTCTTATCCACGGCCTTACCCGTGGAACTTCCCCCCAGAGGAAGAGTGGAACGCTCCGCTGGAGACAAGCTGGGTTAATGCCGTGGACGCTTTCCGCAACTGGACAGCCCCGAAGGGAAGGGTCTGGAATCCGCTTATTCGGGAGTATGAGCCTGACTTTGGTCGGGATCTTGAGGAACATGAATTGTATCAATGATCCAGCCTTGCTTGCGGGATTCTCGGCCATTGGCATGAATAAAATCGTGGCAAGCTCGACAAAGCGCGGCAAAAAGACTGTAGTCGCAAAGATAGCGACCAACCCTGCCAGCCTTATGATGGATGTCCTGACTCTTCGTCTTCTTGCATTTCTCGCAGACGGGATGAAGTGCCAAGTAGGCTTTCTTCACTTTTGCATACTCCTTGTATTCACGCTGGCGCTTGGGGGATGCGTACCGCAACCTTCCGCTGCGTTTGAGGCCATTCGACCTTTTGAGTGGAGTTTTTGAACGAAGTGGAGTTTTTCTTGTCATACCTACTATGATCACTTGGAACGATTACAACAATACAAAGCCCGATACTGAGGGAATCTACCTTATTAAAAACGACGAGTCAAACCCTCCATTGAGGTGGGCCTGTCACTACCATCCTCACCATGGATGGAGTGGTATTGGACATATACTTGAGCGTGTGATTAAGTATTGGAGTCCATGGCCCGATTCAAAGTAGTATTAACCGTCATCAATGAAGACTCCGTCTCCCCATTCGTGGTTGGCCCACGATTCCGTCGAGGAACCCCCATGCCAATGGAAGCGTTGTTCGCTGAACGTAATGGCTACTGGTTCGACCCCGCCACCGAAATCGACATGGCCACTACATGCGCTGAACAGTTTACCAAATACATCAACCAAGCAGAAGCAAAGAAAAGGAAAAACAAATGAATAAGTTTTTAGTGTGCTATGGAGAGAAAGTGGTGGAACTCCACAACCACAACCTGTCCAAAGACGAAGCCAAGCATGTGGCCAATGCCCTTATAGTCAAGGGCTACAAGAACGTCCGCGTCCGCATGGAAGACCCCACCCATCCGACTTGGCCACTCCATTTCGATGACGAGGAGAAGACATGAACATTGTCTTTGCCTACCACAACGGAGATGCGGAGTTGGCTTTGCTATCTGCTAAAGCTATCACCTCTTTTGGCATAAACATGCGACATAAAGCCACCGTATGTGCCACGAACGATAGCGCCCTACTATTCGATATTATCGAAGAGTTGAAGAAAAGCTTTCCCGAAGTCGGCAGAATCATCGCCCAAGACGGGTTCAATGGTTGGCCTCTTGGCCCCAACCAGATGTTCAGTGATGCGGCGGCACAATGCTACTCCGTCAACGAGCCTTGGATGTTCTGGGAGCCCGATTGTGTCCCCATGAAACAAGGCTGGGCTGATGACCTTGAGGCCGAATTCCGCAAAGAACCCGCCATCCTTGGCCACCAATACGAAGGGGGCATGGCCACCAATGGGAAGAATATCTACAAAATGATTGTGGGTAGTGCCATCTATCCACCCAATTTCTTGGACTTCTGCCCATCGGCCCGAAGCCTCGACAACTACAATTTGGCCTACCGCTCTGCTGGATCTATTCCAGAGCCTTGGGACGTTCGTTGTCGCTGGAACTTCATGGCCATTGGTCGGGACTGCCCTCTCATGCGAACCTACTGGAGGAGTGTGAACTACCAATGGAAGGATGGGAAGATTGTCTTCTTTGCCGAAGACCCCGAATCCCAAGCCATTCAAGGAGTCACCTGTCCCGATAGAGTTATCTCCAGTAAAGCTGTGGTTATCCACGGATGCAAAGACGGATCTCTCCACAAGATGGCTATTGCGGGATTTCCAATGCCCGAAGATAAACCTGTAATGCCGTCAGATTCCACGGGATTAGATATCCCATCGAATTCCATGGGATTAGAAAGTATACCCGATCAGGAACAGGCTTTTTCCAATGTCTCTGTAGGAGACGAAATTGAGATTGTTCATATACCCGTTCGGGAACCCGACATATCATTGCAGGAAGTGACACAAAATGTAGACACTTGTTTGCAAGGTACTACGGTTTGCAACAAAACATCAGAAGAGGCGAATTACGCCCCATATCCCATCCAAGTCTTGTGCGAGGCTGTAGGTATAACCACAAGGGAAAAAAAAATGCGGGCAATCAAACAAGATCCGCCTAAAAAGAAGAAAAAACGCATGCTTTCTTCAGAGGAACGCCAACGCCGCAGCGAGGCCATGAAGGCGATTCTCGCAAGAAAGGCTGAACGAAAAGCCCAAGGTGTTGTCTAACCCTTCGTGAACAACGAATCCATCTTCGACCAATCGTCGGAAAGCGCCGTTCTTTCCTGTTTCCTCCACGCACAACTTGATGAGCAAAGAGAGATGCTATCCACCCTCAGAGAGGATCACTTCCATCTCTACGAGCATAAGCTGATATTCCAGTCGTTCCTTCGTGTGGTTGGTAAATCCATCCATGCCGACTACATCTCCATCAAGAGTGATCTGGATGGCAACGCAACCTTAGAAGATGCTGGGGGAGACAAGACTCTTGCAGACATAGCCTCCTATTGCCAGTCCTCCCACAATTGGAGGCGCTATTTCCCCCAGCTTGAGGAAGCTCGCTATCGCCGTTCCCTTGAGATGTTGGGCGGTGATATTGTCCACAAGGCCCGTGACCGCGAGCTAAAGCTGGAAGAACTCAAGAACTGGTCGGAGACCAGCATTATGCGGGCTGACTACCTGATCGACAACACCGAGAAACTGTCGATTAAGAGCGTAGTAGACCGCGCCCTAGACAACATCGAATCCACAATGCGCGGTGAGCCCAAGATTGGCATACGCACAGGCTTGGTACCAGTGGACGATCTCCTAATGTTCGGCATGCGAGGAGGAGACATGATTGTTCTCGCGGCCAGACCCGCAGTCGGCAAGACCAGTGCTGCTATGCAGATTGCCGAGCATGTTGCCTTGGATGCCCAGAAGCGAGTCCTTATTTTCTCACTTGAGATGACCAGTGTCAGTCTGATGGAGAGAATGATTCGGAGTCGGGCTCGCGTGCGAGCAGCCGACATTCTCGCTCAGTCCATTACGAAGTTTCAGCGCGAGAGCTTATCAAACGCCTACGCCGAAGTGCGCGATAGCCACATTCTTTGCGACGACACTTCTGGTAAGTCTATCGGTTACATCAAGGCCGTGGCTCGCCGCGCCCACCAGAAGGAACCGTTGGATTTGATCATTATCGACTACCTCCAGTTGTTGCGCGGGGACAGCAAGCGAAGCAAGGACAACCGCGTTAACGAAGTCGAAGAGATCAGTGGTGGCATTAAGGAACTGGCCAAGACGTTGCGCGTACCAGTTTTGGTACTAGCCCAGTTGAATCGCGATCCCGAAAAACGCGGAGGCAGACCAAGTCTCTCAGACCTCAAGGGGTCTGGTGCTATCGAACAGGATAGTGATATGGTGGTAATCCTCCATTGTGATGAGGAGGACGCCAAGAACCATTCTCAAATGCCGACAGTCGAATTCATTGTGGCCAAGAACCGCGAGGGAGCTACTGGCATTGCTCCGATGAGCTTTAACAAGGCGATTACTCGCTTTGAGATTTCTTCCAGCAATGGTCGGGAAAGCTGAGATGGGCGTCTTGCTGAACATCCAGAGGCAGATGAACACTCACGGCATTGAAGCACCCACAGACCCCACAAGCCTTTAGCTGGTTGTCATAGCTGGTCTTTCGGGCTCCCGCGATGGCTGGAAGCATTCCTGCAATTCCCTTGCACCCCCAACATCCAGAGGTGGAAATTTGATGCGGACATGCCGCACAGATTTTGGCTCTACGCTCTGCCTCCTCTTGATCTACCAATTGAAATTTAGATTGGGTGGCAAAGTTATACATTGCCCTGACCCAGCGGACAATTTCTCCGAAGCCCAAGGTCTGCTTAACGCTAGAACAAGGAACACAGTTGCTAGACCCCGCCAAACGCTCACAAAGGGCATTCTCTATTTGGGAAATGAGATCGGTGGGAGGCACCAAACCCCGCTCCAAAATCTTCTTCTCGCAGTTCTTAACCATGTCCCCAAAGTCCCCACCATGGATAGCCTCTCCCGTCACGGGGCACTTAATCCACCAGCCCTGTGGAGGAACGTCAGTTTTGCGGGGATAACAGAATCTAAGACTACTCATTGACTACCAATTCGGCCTCGTAGGTGTTGTTGTCTGGGATCTTCAACGATTCCAGTTTGGTGGCGATATTGATCTGAACCGCGTTTTGCTGGTTGTTGCCTTCGCTAAAGTTGATAGATGCGGCTTCGGCCAGTTGCTTGATATTTCGCATCATGCCCAGAGCCTCCATGCCATCTAGGTCTTGCGCGGCATCGGCAGCCTTAACCAACACTTTACCAGTCAAAAACTTAATAGATTTCTTCATGGTCTCAATGGAGGCCGTGATATCGGAGAGCAGGGTGGGAACATCAGAATCCTCCCAAGGTGCGGGGTTTTGGTCGTTGGCCAGCCTTTCTCGGCATGCCACCCAGCGTTGAGTTTCCTTCCAAAGATTGATTGTGGACACGCTAACCCCGATTTCCGAAGCAATATCAGGAACGTTGCGCCCAGAGCAGAATAGCGAAAATGCCTTGATGCATTGCATCCGCTTTTCTTTTTCCATCTCCTCCATCTTTGGCGGAGCGGGAACCAGTTGATTGGGGCGCTCCACCTCCCAAGGATAGAGGTTTTCTTGTTCGGGGCTAGACCGCCAGATTTCGGCATGCTTTTCCCACTTCTCGCTATGGACAAACTTCGATAGCTGGGGAGGGGAGGTAAAACCAAGCTCGGTCATAATTGCCTTGGTCCCTCGGCCCGCGACATAAAGTCGGAAGGCATTTTGTTTTTTGATTCGGTTTTCTGGTAAGTCCCAGTCGATCTTGTTCTTGCGCTGTCCAGCCATCCCGATTAGTTTAGTAGAAATTTCTCAGATGGCAACAGAAGATCAGGGGATAGAAAAATACGGGCGGTTATGGCTATCCAAGGATGGGCAGGCGATTACACCTCTGCGTATCGAAATGGATGCTTTTCTTATGGGGTTAACACCTGAAGAGGGGGGGCTCGGCAAAGCCCGCCACTACCGAAATATCGTCTCAGCCATCTGGCCCACCTTCCAGTGGCATAAATGGGCGGAGTTAGCCGCCCAAGCCTTCTGCGCTTCAGTCCACGAAGAAGACGAGGCCTCTGGCAACAAGTTTATGCGTAGCGTCACGGGGCTGGCTGGGGGCACCGACTCAGGAAAGTCCTACGGCATGGCGGCGTTTGCATTGGTCAACTGGTTCTGCGACCCGATCAATACGATGTGCATTGTGGTCTCTACAAGCAAGATCGACGCCAAGCAGCGTATCTGGGCGGCACTGGTCAAGATGTATCGCGAAGCCCGAAACCTCGGAATCGCATCAGGCCGACTCATCGAATCCATGGATATCATCAAGCTATCCGAAGAAGAGGGAGCCATTATCGATCCCCTAACAGGGGTGAGCGATGCCTCCTCCATCATGCTTTTGGCGGCTGGTGACGAATACAAAGATGACGCCCAAAAACGACTTCAGGGTAAGAAGAATCGTCGTATTGTGTTGATTATAGACGAGTTACAGGACTGTTCGGCTTCTGTGATTAACGAAGCAATCTGGGGATTTAAGGGCGCACAAGAACTCTATGTGGTGGGAGCAGGCAACCCCGCATCCATATTCGACCCCCACGGAAAATTCTGCGAACCTATCAAGGGATGGATGAGTGTGGATGAGGATACCCCGAATTGGAAAATACGGGTGGCTGGTATTGAGGGGATATGCATCCGTTTTGACTCCGAAAAGGACAACCCCAACCAACAGGCTTTTGAACAGGGGAAGGGACTTCGCTACCCGTTTCTACCAAAACCAAATGATGTAGCTTTGGCTAAAAAGGAACTGGGAGAACTCAATCCCCAGTTCTGGCGCAAGTTCAGGGGCTTCTGGCCACCCGCAGACGCCGATGATTCCACGATTGTCTCGGATATACTTCTGGCTCGCCATGGGGCTCTGGATAAACCCATCTGGGACGGAACCCCGAAAGATATAGCAGGAGTTGATCCTAGCTACACAGAAGGCGGTGACCGCTTTGTCTTTACCCATCTTAAATATGGTAGGCTAATCTCAGGAAAATGGGCGATAGCCGTAGAGAAACAATATGTCCTCAACCGAAGGGCGGGGTCTCAAGAAGATTTCCAATACGAAATGATCCAACAGATTAGCGACCTATCTATCAAGTTGGGAATCCCGAACCAATGGATAGGGGTAGACGCCTCGGCTGGTGGTATCTTTTGGTCTATCGGAGAGAGGGAGCTTCTCAAGGGCTGGCATGCGGTGAGTTTTGCTGGAGCGGCCTCAGATCTTCCTGTATCGGCTCAATATGCCATGAGAAACGAAGTGACTGGAAAACCCCAAGTCGGCAAGGAACTCTTCCACAACATGGCTAGTGAACTATGTTTCGCCGCCCGCTACTTCTTGGAATGCGAGCAACTCAAGGGAATCGCCCCCGATCTGGCGTGGGAGATGACCCAAAGGAAGTATGCCCGTAGGACGCGGAAGATTATCATCGAATCCAAGACCGACATGAAAAGGCGGATCGGAAAGTCCCCCGACTTATTCGACTCGTTCGCCGTGGGACTGTTCGTCGCCCGCAAAGTATTCGGGGCCATGGCGGGATCGGAGGCAATAGAAGAAAAGAAACGAGTCAACAAAGAGACCTTCAAGAAACTCAAACAAGCCTTGACTTTGCGAAGGCAATGGTAGACTCTACGCTGGATTTTTTCTATGGCCGAACTACCGATTGCTATTGCCGATATTTGTATCTTTCAGGGGGCAACCTTTGACCAGACTCTGTTTTATGAAACGGGAGAGCCGTCAACACCTGTTAATCTTGCGGGATTTACGGCCAAGATGCACATCCGCTCAAAGCCCGAATCCAAAGCACTAATTCTTGAGTTGTCCACGGCAGTTGGCAATGGTAGGATCACTCTTAACTATGGATCTCAAAATGGGGCTATTCGACTATTTATTTCGGCTGCTGACACGGCGCAACTCTCGGTCTGTGACAAGGCCGTATATGACCTTGAGCTATACGACGGGTCCGTCACAACCCGAATCCTGCAAGGCAATGTTATCATTTCACCAGAGGTAACCCGATGAGCAAGATCTGTATTCCCATTCCAAGTTCTAGTGTTATTGGAGTTAGCTCAACCCCTATTCAAACCCCCAGCGTCAACATACTTCGGGTAGAGCCAGCCATTACGGGGCTGATTGGCGGCGGTTCTTCCAACTTGGATGGGGTTGTCACTGCTTCTGGGAGCTATGCTGTCGGAATTTGCATCTTTTTGGTTATTAATGGAATTCCAGCAATTTATCAATTGGTCAGTGGTAGCAACGCCGAAAGCTCTCCATCAGTAATACGCCCCAATGATTTTGATGAAATGACCAATGCCAAGGTTTGGATTCAACGAATGTAACCTAATGAAAAACTTAATTTCCATAATTATCTCTGGGGCCTTAATTGTTTCGGGCTACGCGCAAACACGCAATGTGTTGGTGGGAACCAACGGTGCGGTGGTTCAACCGACCAATTTTTGGAGCGCCGATGCCTCCAATGCCCGCGTAGGCTTGGGTGTTGGAGCAACAAATAATGTTACTTTTAATAGAGTTCTTGCTACTACAACTGGAAGCCTCGCCAATCCTGCCGTTCAAGTTGGAACCAATACTAATGGTTTAGCTGCTTTTAATGGTTTTTTATGGTTGGTCAATAGAGGAGTTGCAGCCATAACTATTGATACTAGTAATTCATATTTTCTTGGCAATGTGTCGTTTGCAGATCCTACAACGACTAGAACCAATCTTGGCCTTTCTTGGTCTGGATTAACAAATGCTGATGCGTCTTCTTTTAGGACTGCTTTAGGATTGGGAACAGCGGCGACAAATCCCGCATCTGCATTTCAACCTTCTTCAACGGTTCTTAGCAATCTTGCCTCCAGCAATGGGGCAAGCCTAACTAATCTTCAGGCTACAAATCTTGTAGGAATCATTCCTTCATCCAATATTGCCACGGTTAATTTTTCCAATTTGTCTGGCACACTTAGTATTGCTTCGGGCGGAACAGGAGCCACCAATGCAGCAAATGCTCGACAAAATCTCGGATCTACTACAGTGGGTGATGCGGTATTTATCGCCACAAACACATCGGTCGCCAGAACTGCCATCGGGCTTGGGGTAACAAATGTTGTTAGATTTGAAAGTATTCAATTATACCAAGACGGAGAAACAACAAACTCCATAACTTATGGGGCTGACTCGTTATTTTTTAACCAAAATGGTGTTGAATTTTTTTCGCTTGATGGCGCGGCAGGCGGCACAATTATTTTTAGAAAGCCTATACTTTTTTTAGGCACCAATGCCTCATCCAATGCGGCAGTAAGCAGAACCAATCTGGGATTAGGCTGGTCTGCGCTTACGAATACAAATGCCACAAACTTCCGTAATGCCATCGGGCTTGGAGCCACTAATAGCGTGACATTTGAAACGGTAAATTTGGGGGGTCTTTATTTAAGCGAGTCCGTAATAAGATGGGGAACTAATGACATAATCGAGCCAGAAGCAAGAATATTTTTTGGAGAATGGACATTTGATTCTGGCGCAATTCAGATTGGGGGCGCAACAAGTCGCCCATTGTATCAGGCTCAAACTCGCACCAACCTTGGACTCCCTTGGACTGGGCTAACCAACAGCAACGCCACAACATTTCAAGCGGCACTCTTTGGTTCTAACACCAATCCAGTTTTGGTAAACACCAATGGAGAGGTGGTAAGCCCGACCAACTTCTGGCAAGCGGCCCCGATTACAACGACATTTATTGAGTCCCAGCCGAATACTAACTTCACAACCAACATCACCCCAGCCCGATTCCTCCATGTCCACAGTCTGGCCACCAACATTGCAAATGTAACAAACACTATTGTCCTCCCGACTAACACGTTAACATTTGAAGGAGATGTGGCCATTGTTGTGCACAAGGGGCCAACCAATTCCATGACAAGGGTTCAGCGGTCGGGATCGACCAATAACCTGATCACATTGACCCGTTTTGACGAGGCGGTGCAGTTTGTTTACTACAATGATGTGTGGCAATTCGACCACAATGTCGCATTTGTTGAACCCATCTACTTCTCTGGAACCAACACCGCAGCCAATGCGGCGGCAAGCAGAACGAATTTGGGTTTGGGGGCTACAAATCTTGTAAATTTTGCAAGGTTAGAACTTACTGATACTACAACTAATGCTAATCTGTGGTTTATAGACGGAGGGGAAATTAATGGAGATGGCGATCTTTTTATTGGTGCTGGGGCAATAATTTTTACGTCTCCTATAGAATTTAACAATGCGACAAACATGGCGCAAACACGCACGAATCTTGGCCTCCCGCTCCCAGCCCTCACCAACACCAACAATGCCAATTTTCGCAATGCCATAGAACTCGGAGCCACTAACAACGTCTCCTTCTCCAATGTCACGGCATCTGGAACTCTGACAGCTACTGGCACTGTGACGGCAACCACCAATCTTGTGGTTAATGGGTTTGTAGACTTCTCCACCAACCACACCAACTCAAACCCCGCAACCAACAACCAGATCAATGACTTCATTGAGATTCGTGTTGGAACCAATCAATTCTGGCTACCAGTTTATAAATGACCAACTACTGGAGACTTGAAAGAGATATTGAAATCGTCCAAGGAAAAACTTGGACGGCGAAGTTCCGTTATCTGACCAAGTCTTGTAAGGGGAAGTCTAATGTCCCAGTCAATCTTTCTGGCTACGGGGCCAACATGGTTATTAGGGAGTGTGCCAAGGATAGTGCTACTTTGCTCACACTGACCTCTGGAGGCGGGATTACATTGGGCGGGAGTGCGGGCACCATCGAAATCGAAATCACCGCCACACAGGCCGCAAACCTAACAGCAGGCGACAACGTCTACGAAATCGAACTCTACCAAGGCTACACCTATATTGCATTTGCCACGGGTAAGGCCAAAGTCTATCAGGAGATTGCCCGATGAGCCAAGAGGTCATTGAGATCACAGAGAGGGAGATTGAGATCATTGAGGTGGTGGAGAAGGGGCCAGCAGGCCCAGTCGGCCCGCAAGCCAACATTAATTATACAGTAGTCTCTAGTCCTCAGACGCTCTCTAATTCCCAAAATATAGCAGCCGATACTTCGGGCGGTAGCTTTACGCTTACCTTGCCAGCAAACCCGAATGCAGGCGACTCCATTGATATCTTCGACTACTCGGAGACCTTCGACACCAATCCTCTGACCATCGCCCGAAACGGACAAAGAATCGAAAGTCTGGAAGAAAATCTCATCTGCAATGTCGAGGGAGCCTACTTCACGATGATCTACACAGGATCTACCCGTGGATGGCAAATCCTTCCTCGCTATGGCACCTCTGGAGGTGGAGGAGAATCTATCCTAACGAATCAAGGTGATACCCTCTATCGCGGGGCGCTAGTCAACGAACGCCTGCCTATCGGCACAGCGGGACAGATCCTCAAAGTAAACAGCACTTCCACCGCACCAGAATGGGGGGCAGCGCCCGCGACTGGCGTAACCAGCGTCACGGGAACCGCCCCTATCGCTTCTTCTGGTGGGGCAACCCCCGCAATCAGCATCAGCGCGGCCACTACTTCGGCGGCTGGTAGCATGAGCAGTGCGGATAAAACGAAGCTGGACGGGATCGCAGCCAACGCCAACAACTACACCCACCCCAACCACAGCGGCGATGTAACTAGTAGCGGAGACGGCGCGACCACGATAGCCAATGATGCCGTCACCAACGCCAAGCTGGCAAACATGGCGACTGCTACAATCAAAGGGCGGGCCACCGCCTCCACGGGCGATCCAGAAGACCTAAGTGCCAGTAGTGTAAGGACGCTCCTAAATACAGACCAAGTCAGTGACGCCCGAACGCCGACTTCCCACACCCACGGCAACATTACAAATTCGGGAGCAGTCGGCACCACCGCCAACCTCCCGCTCAAAACAGGCACCAACGGCGTAGTCGAGGCGGGTTCTTTCGGCACGGCGGCAGGGAGCTTTTGCGAGGGGAACGATGCGCGGTTGAGCGATGCGAGGACACCGAGTTCAACACTGGCTCATGCGGCCAGCCATGCGGCGGGCGTCAAGGCCAGTTCCAGAGTCCTAGTCGCAGGGGTGTCCACGCCCGTTCTTGTTCGCGCAAACGCCGCTGGAACCGCAGGCAACAGCATCACGCTTTCCTTCAACGGCGTCCGTGCCAATTTTACGGGGCAAGTGGCGGGCATGACCAACAATGTCACCATCCGTGCGCTCTATGGCGGGTCTGGCTATAATGGCACCAGCTTATCCTTTGACGGATCAAATTCCATTCAAGATGCCATCAATGATAATGGTCAGACCGAACTTGTAAGCGGAAACGGAGGGCAAATTCCCGATGACGGAGAGTCCATCACGCTTGCTGGCGGAAGCGGAGACACCATAAACGCACGTCTCTCTGCGTGGAACTCGGCCAATCCCTCCAATCAAGCTACTTTGATTTGGGGCGATGGGTCGCAAATTCCCGATGACGGAGAGTCCATCACGCTTTCGGGCGGGGTTGCGGGCGGATCAGACCCAATTCCGTCTTTTTCTCAACTCGCTGTTAATGATGGCAATGGTGTTTCATTAGTTTCGCTAAACGGCGCATCAAGCGACATCATTGAATTTGAATCACAAGAGCTAACATTTCAACATACTGGCGGCAATGGCACTCCCTACATTTCCGTTACGGACGAAAGCAACAATGAGGCGCTGCTTGGTCTTCGCGACGGCGAAATGTTTTTGCAAGGCAGCAACCCCAATGTCCGCATTGAGCAAAATGGTGGCAATCTTGCCAACATCCTTATGGCAAGCGCCAAACTTCAGTCGGGGGCGTTTTTTGCGACTATTACGCCTGCTGACGAGGAACTTACCGATAACGTAACCCTCACGATCCCCGACCAGTCGGGAACTCTCGCAGTCGTTACAGACATCCCAGACTTCGCCGCCCCGCCCGCCATCGGTAACACCACGCCCGCCGCAGGAACCTTCACCACGCTCACCGCGAACAACGACACCGAAGTCACAGACTCAACCAAAGGACTTGTTTTGAAATCACCAAACAACACCCGCTGGCGGATCACCATTAATGACGATGGCACACTTTCCCGAGTTGCCTTGGCTATAATGACACTGCTTGCTTTTGCCGCAAGCGGTATGGCCCAAGTCCGCGACATGGTAACGGATACCAATGGCAACATCGTTACAGGGCGCACCAACGAACTGACCTTTACGAACAACCTTCGCTTCGCGCCTTTGACCAACGCCAACTCGCGCACCGCCTTGATCGGCACCAATGGCGCCCTGTCCGCAGGCAACCCGCCTAGCGGAGCCGCCGCCAATGGTGCGCTGCTCGCCGCAGACGGCGCAGGAAGCTCCTCGTTTGTAGCCAGCCGCACGGTCACCAAATTCACCACCAACGACCAAACCAAAACCAATTGGGGATTCAACGCTGTTACGCAATCAACCAACAACGACCCACAGATGGGTTCATGGTCGCTTGATGCCAACAGCTTTTATCGCGTGGAATACGCCATTGCGTGGGTGGCGACCACCAACTCTGGATTCGCTCACGGACTAGGGTTCTCGACCAATCTTTCAGAATTTAACCATCGCAGTGGCGTGGGCCAAGCCGCGAACGCTACGTTGACATCGATTACTTCTGGCACAAATGCGACAGCAATCGGGCTGGCAAATGTTTCCGCCATATCCTCTGGAAGCCGATTCGCCGTGGCAGGCTTTGTCTATGTGCTGACCAGTAGCAACGCCAACACCATGAACTACCGCTGGTATCCCATCAACAACTCCGCAGATGCCACAACGCTTATCCAATCGTCAATGCTCTCCGTCACCAAAATGGCTCCCTAAACTTATGAAACATTTCCTTATCCTCATCCTCGCCGCCAGCGCCCACGCGCAACTCCTGCCTGTCACCCCCGCCGAACGCGCCATCGCCGACATCGACCGCGCCGCCGCCACCAGCCGCTACTACGGCGAACTCTACGCGCAAAGCCTCTCCACCCTGCACGCCAAAATCTTCGGCCTTGATGATGTGACACTCAAAGCCGTGCTGGGGAAGCTGGGCCAGCAACAGTCCGAAGAACTGCTCGCCCTTTACACGGCGAGTGCGGAAGGCATCAACCAGATCCTCGCCGCTGGCGGCAGCGGCGTCCGCGCACCCGTCGAGCGCACCCGCGAATGGGTGTGGAGCGGCGAGACTGTTACGATTACGCCTTTGCCCGAACCGATTGTGGAGGAGGATGCCAGTGAGTAATACCGTCACACCCGCACCAGCGGAGGCTTTCGGCCAGCCGCAGGCGACCTTTGCGGAGGCGAGTGGGGAGGCTGTGGCGGGTTTGCAATCAGGTCAAAATCCTGAAACATAATAGTAGCCCCAAATCCCGAAACATAATACAATACATATTTCATGGCCTCCCTCTCTGCATATTACCCATTACCAGTAGTAGCTGGCACCACCGCAGGCACCTATGCGGAAGGGAATGCGTCTAGGATTATCGACGTAACCCATGCTGGGTTAATGTCTCTTATGGGCAGCCAGAGTCTCAAGGCGGGATTTCACTATCGCATCACAGACTTTGTCACGGAATACATGTCCAACGACAGCGAGTGGATCTCCCCGTCAAACACGGCAAACGTTAGCAACAACAATGGCACGGCATTCACGGTAGCTTCCATTGCGGCCACGCCCGAACCTCTTGTTGTGTATGCTTATAGCTCCAGCAATGTTTCCAAGAATGCATATTCCAATCTTTTTCCACAAGACATCATCCACTACGATCCATCGCTGACTTATCTTGATGGAACGAGGGAGGCAAAGGGGTTTATCACTTATAGGAAAGACAATCTTCGTGACATTTCTGCAACCTATGATTGGAGAAACGTAAGGTTTAAAATTTGGAACATTGATCCAACCGCTGGAGCCAACCCCATCCCTCTTTGGCAAAACGGGACAACCTACACTGTTGGACAATACTTAAGAAATGCAACAGGTCAAGTTTTTCAATGTATTGAAACGACAACTACCGAGCCAATTGATATCAGTGACCTTATTAGTAATGGAACGTCAGATTGGCTTCCATTTTGCCATCTTGATCACACCTATACATTTGGTACTGATTTAGCATTTACTGGACCCTCAGTTGGTAGTGTTCCGTCTGGCGGTTTAGGTGGTCGTAATGAGGCTAAATATGTTTCAACATTCTGTAGGGATTTTTCAAATCCGTCCTTAGATACAAGTTCAAACATTAGAGATATTAAAATTGAGTGTTCTCGACCAACGGTTAACTCTGTAACAAGATATAGTGACGTCATCAGGCCGCACGTTTTAATGCGCGGCGCGGCAAGCTCTTCATTGTTAAGGCTTTCTTTTAAAGAATCCACCGCTATTTTGCTTCAAGCTGGAGGACTTTCTTCGGCAGCCACAGTGGCAAATGTTTTTGTTGAAAACTGTGCATCTGTTAATTTAGCAATAAGATTACTTGGTGCAGGAAGTTCAAACATTTCCATTAAACATAGCAGTAATTTTAATTTATTTATTTCAAAAACAATAGCAGGATCAAGGCTTTCTTGTTCGTACACTGGAAGTAATGAAACGCAAAGAGTGTCAAATTCTTCTTTTTACACGCAATTAACAAATTGTTTTTTCAATAACTGTTCAAAAATCACAACAACGTTGATTAATTTGAGTGCTAAATATGATGGTTGTGTCAATTGTGTAATATCTCACTCTGGCAATTACAGCAATATTGGATTTAACATAAACCCGCTTGCAACAGACAGAAATAAAGTGTTTGGTTTTGTGCCATTAAATTCTGATAGTGTTTTTCATTATAACATAGACAATCTTCCAGTATGTGAATTTACAAACAGAGACAATGCAAAAACAATTGTTCCACACATTGATGATGAAAAATTAATATTTAAAGTTTCAAATAGTGGAATACTAAACAAAATATCCGAGATAAGTAATGTTAACGATTCTCTTCCATTGTTTTCCACAAGAGATGACGTTACGCCATCATACACAAGAAACGCATCAAATTGGTTGGGGGAATCAGCGGAATTGCTTACTGGTTATAGCCCTTGGAACAGTGCTTATGGAGATGACTTTGGATGCATCGCCATAACGCCAAGGCACATTTGGTTTGCCAAGCACATTACAACATCGTTAACTGGTGCAACAATTCGCTTCATCACAAATTCAAATACAGTTGTCGAAAGAACAATTTCAAGAACAATAAATTCTCAAGTTAATTTTGATGTTGGCATAGCATTACTTAACAGTGATTTGCCAGAAAGTATTAATATTGTTAAAATTCTCCCAGCAAGTGCGTCAAAAAAATTTACAAGCGCTGTGTTTTCTTCTGGTTCTTTTTGGATTAATAAAGATAAAGAAGCACTTATTACTACCATAAGCGCATTTTCTAATAATTCTGCGTCTACTCAGATTCCATTTTCATCTTCAGACCCCAACTACGGACCAATTTATGTTTCGGGGCTTGATGGAAATCAAAGAGCTTTTTATAAAAATGTAGTAGTTGGAGATTCTGGATCTCCGTTATTTTTGCTAATAAATAATGAACCAGTTCTTGTTGGACTGGCGTTCTCCGCGCCAAATCCAGCTAATGATGAAGGCGGCGAACTGCAAGCTATTTGGGGCGGAGACATTATTGCTGGTGGTTCAAACATTCCGATTAACACATTGATAGCGAATATTGACACCGCACAAGGCATTTCTACTGGATACACAGCAACATATTTTAATGATTCCAATTTTGAAAATGTTTCTTAATCTGTTTGATTTCAACCCTTAACTAACCTACACTTTCTACTTTAATGGCAACAGGCAACGCAGAACTGGAAAACCTACCAGAGAGTGGTGGTCCCCCGAAAAAACGCATAAAGTCATCGGATAGCCTTGTGGCCATCGCTAACAAGTATATCGAACAAGATGAGGATGCGGCGTACCTTCGGGCGCGAGCGCAAGCCTTGGTCAACGGCGAAGCCCCCTACGATGCCGAAGAGCTAAAGAGCAAGGGTCTAACCCATGTGGTTC